CGAGGAGCTGTTCCAAAAATCGGTACTAGACGCCCGCACCGACTTAGATCGCGCACTTCCATGGTGGTCGACACAGCCTGAGACGGTGCAGCGGGGGATGCTTAACATGGTCTTCAATCTTGGGATTGGGCGGTTTTTGAAGTTCGAGCGGATGATTGGTGCGCTTGGTTCCGGTGCATACACATCGGCGGCAACAGAGGCGCTGGATTCCAAGTGGGCGCGACAAGTAGGCGCGCGTGCCGAACGCATTGCGAAATTGTTTCGCAAAGCTAATTTAAAAGGAGATTAGAAAATGGAAATGATCACGGAGATTATGTCTCAGGTCCCCGCTTGGTTCTCTGCCATCACGGCGCTGGTAGTCGCGGCCAACGGCATCACAATGCTGACGCCAAGCAAGGCCGACGATAAAATCGTGAACGCACTTCTATCGGTCTTGAATTTTCTCAGTATGAATGTTCTCAAGAACAAAAACCACGACGAGTGAAGTGAATATCCTGTCAGTTGTTGCCGGGGTTATGAAGCTGGTGAACTGGTTTGCCCGCAAGTTCGAGCGTGGCGAATACCGGCGCGAGGGGCGACGTGACGCCGCACTGGAGGGATTCAATGAACGCGAGAAACGCGCACGCGAGGCGCGCAAGGCTAGGGCTAACACTTCTGTTATTAATGACAGGGGCGTGCTTGCAGACGACCCCGACGCTCGTCGTAAGTGATTATTGCGATAACGCTGTAATCATTTCGTTCGACGCTGCGGAGGATACTCTGGCGACGATATCGGAGATCCGAAAGTCGAACGCTGTTTACACAGCACTGTGCCAGTAGCGCTCACTCCCTGTCGAGAGTGGTTGGGCCATATGGGCCGTTCCAAAGTTCAAATTTGGGGGCCGGGATGGTTTCCAGTTCCCACATATCCCGGACTGCGGTGGCCAATTCATTTGTCTGCGTTCGCGCAACCCATCTATGTGCGCGGTGGTTTTTGTAAAAATAATCTGCGCCGATGTGGTTCATAATCACCCCTATCGGTAAGTGCGGTAATTGGGCCGTGGCCGGGTGTCTTCAGGACGATAGCACATAACGTGGTGCTCGTCGCAATATGACCCGTGCTTGCCTAGTTCCGCGCCACACCACGAAAAATTAGCCTCCCCAACGTCTCCGTCAGGGTAGCGACATCGACCAAGTGGAGGATGCTCAGGAATGTTCCTCGCGCCCACGGATGATGTCGTGATGCGGGGGAGTATCGCTGCCGCGTGTGCCTCCACGCCCGATCTCTGTAAAGTTTTGTTCATGATATTTCCCTTTCAAAATAATTGGCGGCGGACCCAAGGCCATCAGTATCCGCCGCCGATTACCGCCGCAGGATTGCGACTACTCGCATGGATTCAGCCCCACGCGGATTCTTACTACCCGAAAATAATATACAAAACGCTCAGCCCCACGGCGAGGGCTGCGAAGGCAATCGCAGAACACGCCTGTTCAACCGGTGTCTCACGCCTGATCGAGCGTCTGGTTGACAGCGTGGTCTGGGCTATATTAAACGCCACCAGCCTCGCGAGCAGTGAGGCGTCGGTTGTGTGTTTGATGCGCCTCATGATGACCTCCACTCCTGATCCTGTGCCATGCACCTACGTTCGGCGCGATCCTCTGCACGGACCTTCTGCACCAGCGGCTCCAAGTCAACCGCGCTGTGACGCAAGCTGATCTTTATCCCTAAGGGTGTAGCCCCCGTCAATTTGTGGATGAAGGCGGCGTGCTTAACTGCCGCCGCGAGTGTTTCGTGAGGGGCTGTGTCGTAGCAACCCCCTTTGTCTTCAATTGTTAGGTACGTCATTTTGGTGCTCCCGTTGTTATTTTATCATCCTAACGCAAATTGCGTATACGTCAAACCTTTTTCATCTTGCGTAATCCCTCACGTTCTGTTACCTTCACCAGATGGAAAAAGCAAAGAATATTATAGACGCCTTCGGGGGCCTGACTAAGGCCGCGAAGGCTATGGGTCTACCCATCTCAACAGTGCAGGGATGGGTGCGTGGCAGGGGGTATGTGCCGGTGTGGCAGATATCTTTAGTTCACAAATCTGGGAAAAAGATTGGCTTGGATTGCACGAAATTTTGGGTACCAGATGATTGACCCACAAGCCATCATCGACCTCCTTGGCGGTAAGCCTAACACTGCAAAGTGTTTGGGCGTCACGCCCCAAGCTGTGTGCAACTGGGTCCGCAGGGGAAGCATCCCACTCAAGCACAGCGTCAACATTTTCAAGGCAGCAAAAAAAATGGGAACGAAGCTCGAATATTCGGACTTACTAGAGTGATCGCCGGTATAGACGTTGGGATAAAGGGGGCGATAGGGCTGCTTTACCCAGATGGTAAGGCATACGTTTACGATATGCCCACATTCGCAAAGGAGGTAAACGGTGCGGCCCTTGCGGGCATCTTCCGCGAGTTTCGCCCAGACCACGTTTACATCGAGGCGGTTAATTCATTCAACATGGGACGCCAAAGTAGTTTCAATTTCGGACAGGGGGTTGGTGTAATCAAGGGGGTGCTATCGACGTTAGGCATTCCTTTTACCCCCGTGTCCCCAAGCAAGTGGAAGAAGACGTTCAATCTGAGCAAAGACAAGAACGAGAGCAGGGCCGCTGCAACGCGCCTGTTCCCAGACTTGGCGGCTGAGTTCTCACGGAAGAAAGACGACGGTAGAGCCGAAGCAATTTTAATCGCAAAATGGGGAGAATTGAAATGAACAGGTATCAAGTGTTGGCTGCGGCGGAGACAGCGGTCAAGGATCGTGAGGGAAGTTATGGAAGTCCACAGTTAGCGGCTGAAAATCTAGGCCGCGCTGGCATCCCCGGCCTAAAATACTATGACGAGATGAGTCGGATTCTTGCCCGCTCAAACCCGTCCCGCAACTACGTTACATGGGATCAGGACGTGCTTGACCGCATGAGACTGCTGGAGCGTGACGGGGAAAGAATGTTTGCAGGTCGCAATGCGGCTACTGCGGAGGAATGACATGCTTATTTATGGACCCTCACAAGAAGACATTCTTAAAGCTAGACTTAGATTAGTACTGGGTGACAGGTAACAATAAATGACTGAGAAGAAACCCGACCTTTCCGACCAGGAGATGACAACGTCTGAATTTCTAATAAAAAATTCCGACGCTTACCAGTTGCATGGTCGTGTGGACCCCTCGCGGGACCGCCGTTCCCTAACCGCAGGGATGGCCATTATTCCCACCAACTCCAACCTGCCCGAGGCCTCCATTTCAGCCACGGGCGGTGGGTCGGGACCCGAATCCGCTAGCCTCTCTGTAGGGTCGGACCTTCTCCGGCATTCAAGGCGCTGGGACTACCTACCTAAAGGTCTAAGCACCATGGACACTGTTGAAGGGGCGCTCGGACCTGTTCGAGCGCACTACCAGAAGTCTTTGCAGCCCGGTAATCAGGGTTCACGGACCACGGATTATGGAGCAAGTCTGAATCTAGGCCCGGTAGACCTCTTTGGACAGCGCAGCACGTCCAGTCGGGATGTCGTGGATCCTCGCGATGCGCAGTACTTTAAGAACACTCGCTTTGACCAGAAAACAGACACCTTCGGGGCCCGTGGTTCGTTGCCCGTGGGCTCGGGTACGTTAACCGGTGACGTAAGCCGCCAGTATGGAACAAGCCGGTCCCCGCAGCGCATTGGTCAGGATGCACGGCCCATGGTCCGCAACCCCCACGTAACAAACTATGGGTTAGGTTGGAAGGGTCCAGTGGGTCAGGGCATCCTTAATATTCACGGCGGTGCTCGGCACGTCCGCGGCGTAGGGGTGGAACCTTCTGTGGAGGCTGAATGGAAATATAAAGATCCGTTCGGGTTGGGCGGCCAGTTCCGTGCAAGGGGCTCACTTGTTAAGCCGCTAGATTCCGACCAAAATACTGCCACTGAAGGCTTGTTCCGGTATACACTACCATTTTGAGGTATCAGATAATGCCGTTATTAGCCCTATTGTTTGCGACATTTGTCTTCAGTTCATCGGCGCAGGCTGGTGTGACGGTGTGTCAGGGCAAGTACGCGCTTTGTGCGGCTTCGACGTGTCAGCCGACGGGGAAGATGATTTCCGCGAATGACGGCAACACGTACCCGGAAGTTGTCTGCAAATGTCCGATCCTAGACGGAGAATCTATTGCGGACACTAGCATGGGGAACATGCAGGGGTCGTGCGCCCCGACGGACAGCGAGCATGTGTGGAGTTTGTTCGCCCCCAAAAAGTACTATCCGCAAGAGGCGAGCGGATTCAGCAAGCTCCCCGAGAATATGGAAGCCGTGGTGCAGAAATGCGACGCAAGTTTAAATCAGGGATACGAAGCCAGCAACTGCTTTAGTTTCAACTGCAAGATCGGGTCCGGTGATGTTGCGGCTTGTCGTTGCCCAATGGGGCAGGTTCCGGCGAATACGACCTTCTTGACGGAAGCCGGGCAGGGTAATCCGGAGGCTTGCTATCAGCACCCGGTGAGTTTGCCTATCCAACAGTAGCGGCCCGCTCGATGAGGAAAGAGCAAAAAGTCTTTCCCGCCCGGCTGAATGCGGATAAGATATGGGGCGCGAAAGCATTAAAAAGGAAGAAATACAATGCCTAATGTAATGGGACGCGAATTCCCGTATACGCCGCAGGGTATGGCGGCGGCGCAGCAGTACAGCCAAGCACTTGGTATGCGGGACGGCGGGTCTCTGGGCTTCCGACCTGTTGGAATGCAGAAGGGCGGCCCTATTGGGGATGCCGCTAATGCCAATAGGGAAACCTATCTTCTTTTTAAGGGGGCC